CAAAAGAATTATTAATAGTTTTTGATAAAATAAAAGTCTTAAAAACTCCAGATTCTTTAGAACAAGTAAATGAACTTGTAGATAAATTAACCTACAAAGAAAAGCTGTATAATACCCTTTTAGATAAAACTTAAAAATTTTCCGTTATATTAGTAGAATAATGTTACAAAAGTGACACTATAAAAAAGAATATAATGAAAACAGAAAGTAAAGATAAAATGCTTAAAGCTCTAGAGGAGTTTTACGGTATAGTTTCAACAGCTAGTCAAAGCGTAGGAATAAGTAGACAAACACATTACAGGTGGTTAGAGGATGACCAGGAGTATAAAGCAAAAGTCCAGGATATAAAAAACTCTGCTATAGATTTTGTAGAGACCAAATTATTTGATTGTATTAAAAGCGAGAAAGAAACTTCTATAATATTTTATTTAAAGACTATTGGTAAATCTAGAGGTTATGTTCCTAGACAGGAAATTGACACTGGAGACAATAAAGAATTTAGAATAGAAGTTGTAGAGTGAGAGACTTAAAAACTAATATAGTTTGGAAGCATTTAGAAAAAAGCCAAAAGAAAATAATAATAGAGCAGGGCGGTTCTAGGAGCGGTAAGACCTATAATATTCTGATCTGGATTATATTTGGTTACTGTCTAAGAAATAAAAACAAAATAGTCTCTATATGTAGAAAAACTTTTCCTGCATTAAGAACCTCAGCTATGAGAGATTTCTTTGAGATACTAAAGAACAACGAGCTTTATAGTGAGGAGGAGCACAATAAGACAAGTCACGAATACAAGATAAACGGAAACCTAGTAGAGTTCATATCTTTAGACTCTCCTCAAAAAGTAAGAGGACGTAAAAGAGATTTACTATTTATTAATGAGGCTAACGAATTATTCTGGGAAGACTGGAATCAATTAGTATTTAGAACAGTTGGTCGTATTATATTAGACTATAATCCTTCAGACGAGTTTCACTGGATTTATGACAAAGTAAAAACAAGAGAAGACGCAGACTTTTATAAGACCACTTATAAAGATAATAAGTTCCTGGAGGAGTCGATAGTAAAAGAAATTGAAAGACTAAAATACACAGACGAGAATTACTGGAGGATATACGGACTAGGAGAGATAGGACAAAGTAAAGCAACTATATTCCAGTTTAGAGAGATAGAGAAAATACCTGACAATGCAAAGTTTGTTAGTTATGGAATGGACTTTGGCTATACTAATGACCCTACTTGTATTTCTAAAATTTACTTACACGATACTAACCTTTATGCAGAAGAGCTTATATATCGTACAGGAATGACAAATAGAGATATTCATAATGAATTACTAAGCCTGGGAGTGGGTAGACGTGACGAGATTTTTGCCGACTCAGCAGAACCGAAAACTATTGACGAACTTTATAGATACGGTTGGAATATTAAACCGAGCACGAAAGGAAGAGATTCAGTCAATATCGGAATTGATATGTTAAAAAGATATACTATACACATAACTAAGAAAAGCCAGAACGCTATAAAAGAGTTTCGTAATTATAAATGGAAAGAAGACAAGAACGGAAATATCTTAAACACTCCTGAAGACAAGTTCAATCATTTTTGCGACAGTCTACGTTACGGAATCTATAATAAACTAGCCAGACCTAATTATGGAAAATATGCAATCAGGTAAAGTCTGTCTTAAATGTGATAGACAAATGACTCCTACAGGTTCACTACAAAATGGCTTTTATTTCTACTGTCCTAAATGTGGAGATGTTAAGTTATGTCAATAATTTGTAATTGTGAAAAACTTTTAGTAACTTTATATTGTTGTTAAAGTAAAACTCTCAAAATATGCAGAGTGGTCTAGCAAGTAAAAGGTCAAAGCGAAACCTAACGAGGCAGCAAAGGAGCTATCCTAGAATAGCAAAATGGTGTAAACAGGGAGCACCTACTCACAGACAAATCAAAATCCCTTTAATTTAAAACCAGGAAATGAAACCTATAGAATGTGATAACTGTAAAAAAGTAAATGACCCAGATAACTTTATATGTGAGTTCTGCGGTTATGACTTTGACTTTCAGTTAACATATAACAAATGGGGTCTTCCTGAGTTAACACTAAAAAAATAATTATGCCAATATCAAACGAAATATTTGAAACCTATAGACTCCAGGAACGAGCTAAAGAACAAAATAGAGCTGTAAGGCTTTTAGCTTCTCAAGGATATACTATAGTAGATTTAGAAGGAAATATTATTAACAAAACAAACTATAAAAAATAAATTATGACAAAAGAGAAATTAGACGACTTTATTAGTTTTTATGCAGGACTAATAATTCAATTTAGTACTATAGCATTTTCAACAGCTTTTATGATTATAACTGTTATGGCTTTAAGTAAACTACTGTATAATATTTTTAATATGTTATTCCTGACCTAATGACTGAGCAAGAATTTCATATCAAGAATAAGAAAAGAGTAATGAGACAATATAGAAGTAACCAGGGCAGAAGCCCTAGAAAGGTAGGAACAATTTTTCGAGTTCTAAAACTTGCGTTTATAATTTTTAGTTTTGTGATTTTGTATTTCGTAATAGCAAGTAGAATATAATTCTAATAATTTTGTAACTTAGTTAAGTTGTTTTAATTTAGGGTAGTCGAAAGGCTGCCCTTTTTTATTTTAAAAAAATTAATTTATACGTTATATAATTATGGAACTAGAAATCAATGTACCTACTAAAATGCAGGATATTACTTTAGAGCAATATCAGAAGTTTCTAAAAGAATGTACAGATGAAAGTTTGTCAGAAGAAAAGATAGCAATTAAGATGCTAGAAATATTCTGCGGACTACCTATTGACAACACATTACAACTTAGAATGAGTGATGTATTTAGTGTTTGCGAACAGATCAATACAGCTCTAAATGAAAAACCTCCACTTATTAGTAGATGGAAATTTGATAAGCTAGAGTTTGGATTTATTCCTCAGCTAGACGATATGACTTTTGGAGAGTACGTTGACGTAGACACTTACATAGTAGACTGGGAAAATATGCATAAAGCTATGGCTGTTTTATATAGACCTGTGCTCCAGAACTATAAAGGTAGTTATGAGATAGAGGAATATAAAGGAGATACTTACTGGGACTTAATGAAGCAGATGCCTCTTAATTTAGTTATGGGTTGTATGCTTTTTTTTTGGAATTTAGAAAGGGACTTAGTGAAAGTTATGAGGAGCTCTTTGAACAAGAAGGAGAACCTGACCTCTCAAGAGAAGCTAACTTCAATGCTAAATACGGTTGGTATCATTCCCTTTGGAGACTCGCAAACGAAGACGTAACTAAACTAGATGAAGTGACTAAGATAAATTTCCATAAATGTTTAAGTGCTTTAATGTATATAAAAGAAAAAAGTAATTTACAGTTAGCTAGAATTAAAAATAAAAAATAAAAAAATGAGTAACAAAAGAGGAATAAGAAGTTATTATTTAATAATGGAAAAGCTAGAACAGCAGTTGTTAGCTAGTCCTTTTGTAAAGTCTGTAACCTATGGAGACATATCAGACGTTGACTTAAGAAAGCAAACTATATTTCCTTTGTCTCATATCATTACTAACAACGTAGTCCAGAGCGGACAAGTCCTGACTTATAATCTAACTATTCTTTTAATGGATATTATAGACATAAACAAAGCTGTAGTAGTAGATCAGTTTACAGGAAATACAGACGAACAAGATATTCTTAACACTCAACTAGGCGTAGGGAATAGACTCGTTGAACAAATGAGATCAGGTCAATTATTTAACGATATGTACCAAGTAAGTTCTGACGTTACTTTTGTTCCTTTTTATGACAGGTTTGAAAATGAGTTAGTAGGTTGGTCTATGAATGTAAGCATAACAGTTGAAAACGATATTTATATATGCTAGATGAAGTCAAAATATTATTAGAAGACTATGCTGAAAGAGTTGTAAATGCTGCTAAAAATAATTTAGCTAAAACAGATAATGCAAATGGAGAACTTTACAATAGTTTAAAAAGTGAAGTCTCACAAACAGACGATGACATAACAGTAACTTTTCAGGGAACTCCTTATGCAAACTTTTATGACCAGGGAGTCCAGGGAGCAGACCCAACTAAAATGCCAGACGGAGCAAAGCATAGATTCAATAGAGCTCCATTAAGTAAATTTAGATTTGGAACAGGAAACTTTAAAGGACAAGGCTCACTAAGAGGAGCTATAGATCAGTGGGTAGTTCAGAAACCAGGACTTAGTAATGTAAGAGACGACCTGGGTAGATTCATTCCACGTAAGACAATGGTCTTTTTAATTTCTAGAAGTATATATTTAGCAGGATTAAAACCTAGTTATTTCTTTTCTGACCCTTTTGAATTTTACACAGAAAGACTAGAAAGAGAACTAGAAGACGCTTTAGATAGAGACGTTCAATTAGCAATCTCTCAAACAGATGAAACTAACGAATTAATAATAACAATAAACTAATGGCAGCAATAGCTTTAAGAAGTCCGCAATATAAAAGTATAAACTCAGGAACAAATGCAGCTTACGCAATTTGTACTATACAAATAGACACAGGGTCTGGATACAATACTGAATACACTTTAAGAAAAGATACTAGTCCTAATACTACTGTACTTTTTGAAATCTCTGAATTATGTTTAGACTTTTTAGATATTTCTTTTAGCGGTACTTATTCAGCTCAAACTATAGATATAAGAACTAGAATAAAATCTTATACAAGTTCTGACGTTTTAGTAACTGACTCAAACGATATTGACGATATTGGTTACGATGCCTACGGAACTTTTATGGAAGGAGACAATCCTGCCGTACCTTTTGGTTCACGTCCTACCTGGTTAGTAAGTGGAGACCCTGATCATACAACAATAAATAATGAATATTATATTTATGTTCCTGTAGGAGAGACAGGAAGCGTACCTTATATAAACGTATCTGCAGAATTGGGTTATACAGGTTACGGAGGACAACAAACTTCTATTGATGCTAGTGGAACTCCTGCAGCTACTAAAATGAATATTGAAAGAGTAGACTGTACTAAATACGGAGACGGTCACAAAATAACATTTGTTAATAAGTATGGAGCTCTACAAGACTTATGGTTTTTCTTAAAATCAGTTAATACTACTACAACAAAAAAAGAACAATATCAAAGAAATATAATAAGCTCGACAGGGACTTATAGTGTTAATCAACACACTAAACAAGTCTATAACGTTGTAGCTAATACTAGTTTTACTCTAAGTTCTGGATATTATCCTGAATGGGCTAACCAATGGTTTGAACAGTTAATGTTATCTGAAAAGGTTTGGCTCACTAGAACTAAGCCTACGAATCCTAGTCAAACAGAAGTTGTACCTGTTAATGTTAGAAAAAATAATCTAGTAAAAAAGACTGTCTTAAACAATAAACTAATAGAATACACATTTGATTTTGATATGTCATTTGATTACATAAACAATGTTAGATAATGCAAAAACTACAATTATTTATAGGCGGACAGAGAGTCGATCTTTTTAAAGATGAGACAGTAACTATAAACCAAACTATTCAGAACATAAAAGACCCTGGTAAAATTTTTGTAGAATTTACTAAAGACTTTACTATACCTGCTTCTAAGACTAATAACCAGATTTTTAAGCATTATTACAACTATGATATTTCTACTAACTTTTACGATGCTAGGTTTAAAACTGCAGCAGAAATACAATTAAACAACATACCTTTTAAAAATGGTTTTGTAAAACTAGAAGGAGTAGATTTAAAAATTAACAAACCTTATGCTTATAGAATAGTATTTTATGGAAATACAGTTAGCTTAAAAGATTCTTTAGGAGAAGCTAAATTACAGGAACTTGACTTAACTTCTTATGACTTAGATTATAATATGACTACTGTTAAAGCTAGACTACAAAATATATCTAATCATATTGTAGCTCCACTTATAACGTCAGGAGCAAGTAACGAGGACGACCCTTTAAATCCTTCTAGACTCTTTTACAATTCAGATAGCTCTGCTCATCAAGACGGAACAGGAAATCTATATTATCACAATGGAAGTAGCCACGACCACGGTGTTTTATGGACTGACTTAAAGTATGGAATAAGAGTTCACAAAATAATTGAAGCTATAGAAGCTAATGCTAATTATGGAATAACTTTCACAGACGATTTTTTTAATACTACAAATACGTCTTATTATAATTTGTTTTTATGGTTACACAGAAAAAAAGGTAGTGTACAACCTGCAGAACAAGTAGAGAGTTTTCCTACTCAGGTTACTGACTTTGATTTAGCTCAACAATATACGACAATGTTAAACGGAACTACCTTAGAAGTTTATACTTCTTGTAATCCTTACGCTAGTGCTTCTTGTCCTAATACTTCTTTGCCTTCTATTAGTCAAAATTTAATTTTTACTACTACAAATACTACAGATTCTTACGATGTTATAATTTATAGAAATGGCGTAGTTTGGTCAACACAAAATAATATACAAGGCTCTAGGACTTTAACAAAGGCAGATATGCCCATAATGGATGAGGCGGCTTATACAGTTACTATATTTGTAGCTTCAGGAGTTACTATTACTTTTAGTCAGGTTAAATGGGAATTGGCAGGAATTTTTAACGGTACTCCCTGGACTGAAGACTATCCTACTACAACTTCATTTGACGCTACTGCAACTTTTAGATTTATAGTAAGTCAACAGATTCCTGAAATGCGTATTCTAGATTTTCTTACTTCTATATTCCAGATGTTTAATTTAACGGCTTACGTAATAGAAGACAATGCAGACCCAGATGTAGGTAAAATAAGAGTACAACCTTTAGATGACTTTTACAGTGATTTTAATATTTATGATATTTCAGAATATGTAGACGTCAACTCTAGTTCTGTAGATTCAGCTTTACCTTATAGACAAATTAGTTTTAGTTATGAAGGAACAGAAACTTTTTTAGCAAAACAATACGATCAGCTAACAGGTAAACTATGGGGAGCTGCAAACTTTACAGGAGACTCTACTACTACAGGAGATTCTTTTGACGGAAATAATCAAAGATATGATATTAAAATTCCTTTTGAACACTTACTGTATGAAAGACTAGTAGACGCAAATCCTACTCTAACTCCTATAACAGGTAAAACTTCTATACAGTACGGATATTTTGTAGACGACAATCAGGATGCTTACTATGGAAAACCTTTATTGTTTTATCCTGTTTTTATAGATGACAATGTATCTAATTATAAAGAGATTTCTTTTAGAGAATCTACAACAAGTCATACTGCAATTACTCAATATTATATACCTTCTAATAGTGTTAGTACAAGTACCGCAACTAGTACAAGTAATATAAATTTTTATCAAGAAACTAATGAATATAGTCCTAGTGAAAGTTTTAGCGGAACATTATTTAATAACTATTACAGAGAATACATAAGAAGTATTTTTAATATTAATAGAAGGCTTATAAGTGTAAAAGCTTATTTACCATTAAAGATATTATACAAGCTAAAACTTAGTGATATATTTTTAATTAATAACAGAACTTTTAATATAAACACTATACAAACTAATCTCCAAACAGGAGAAAGCAATATTGAGTTATTAAATGACTTTCAACAAACTTATTTAGTATTAACAAATGTATTTTATCAGAATGTAGGTAGAGACGTTTATTATCAATCTAATATAGGAAATGCAGAAAACTTAAAAAACGGAGACGTAATTTATGCAGACGTAGCTTTAACAATACCGTTAGGAGCAGGAACTTATACTCAATCAGGAACAGCCCAGACTACAACTCACTGTCCTAATAACGGAAGCGTAATGTTTATGACACTTAACTCAAGCGGAGCAATAACGGCTATAGGATGTGCTTTCCCTTAAAATAAAATTATGATTAAAAATATAATAGAATTACTAAAATACGCAAACGGAGAAACTGAGAATATCAGGTTTGCACAGGGAGCAAAAAAACTTCCTACAAATTTTAAAGAAGCAAAAGACAAACTAAAAAAACAAATAAAATGGCAGTAGCAAAAGTTAAAGTAGAAGGAGCTCAACAGGCTGAGAAAGACATAAGAGGAGTCCAGGATGCGTTAAATAAATTCAATGACACTGTGTCTAAAAATAGAGACGCTACTAGATTATTAGACAGAGCTACAGGCGGAGCAATAACTAAATTTCAGGATTTACAAAAAGGAGTTACTCAAGGTATAACTACAGTTAAAGGATTATCAAAAACTTTTAAAGGATTAAGAGTAGCTATAGCAGCTACAGGAATAGGACTTATAGTTGTAGCCCTAGGAACTATAGCCACTTACTGGGATGACATAAAAGGATTTATTTCAGGAGCTACTGCAGAACTAGAAAGACAACAAGCGGAACTAGAAAGAACTAAACAACTATTAAATGACGAAGTAGATATACTTAATAGCCAGTTAAGATTATCAGAATTAAAAGGGGAATCAACAGACGAAACTTTATTAGCATTAAGAAAAACTCTATTAGTTCAGCAAGAACTAGTCAAAGCTGAGTTATTAGAAAATCAAGCC